TTACTTTAACGACTTAAACTCTTTAGACTCATCAAGTAATACTCCAATAGAGTGCATGAGTATATCCATATCTACTTCTTTGCCGTCTTTGTAGTTTAGATAGGACTCCTGCAACTCCTGCTTGGCATGAAAAATTTTTTGACCAATTCCTTTTCTTCCACTTGTATCTAAAGGGTTGTAGTAAAGGTTGACCCCTATAAACTGAACATCAATCTCACTACCATGACTAGTCATAAGTTTTCGCTTTGAAAACATGTTGTTGGAGTCATGCTCATCAGTAAATAATGGAAGACAAGACTCTGAGGGTATTAAATCGATTAATTGGTCATATATGTCGTTTGCTTTAGCATACTCAACCCAATTATTGTTATCGATGTAATCACACCACCCCTTGAATAAAGATAGTGGCTGCCTTTTTTGGTAATAAATCAGTAAACCAAAGTTTTTTTCAGAAGTTGCGTACCTAGTTAAAATCTGAAGCAAGCCTTCAAAGGTATAGTTGTTCGTCTTACCCAGTTTTGCCTCAATCAACCATTTGAAATCACCAAATTTAACTGAAATGTCAACATTACCACGAACGTTTTCTTCGTTATTTGTAACGAATGATTGACCAGCTAGCAGTCCTGCAACCAACGAGTTGAGTTCTTCTTCACCCAAGGAATAATAACGATTAGCTGACTGCTCGATGATTTTAATGCATTTTCGAAGTGCAAACTGGGCTGCTGAGATAAACTCTTCGTAAGAGTCGGGGCAAATAGTGTTGAAGCCTTCGATTATATCCTCATCGTCTGTCTCAGCTAAATACTCGTCACCAGACGGATCCGCCCCCAGTACGTATTGGTTTACCACTCAAGCTCCTCATATTCAGCCTCAACTTTCCTGATAAAAAAGAACTTAAGTCTTCGCCTATCAAAACCCTCAATCTTTTCATTTTCTTCCGTAATGAAATCAGAGCCTTGATTTAGAGAGTCAAATCTTAGTCCATTATTAAAGTCAGCCTTCGTTATCTCTATTGATTGGCCTTCGAAAGTTATATAAATGAATTTAGGCTCTAATAAAGACACTGCAGGACTGCAAAAGAACCTCGCAACTTCCATACTAGAGGAAGTACTTAAGTTCGTAATGTTCTTTATTTTGGTCAACGGATAATAGTGTTCATTCTGTTGAGTCTCTAGATAGTTCAACAGCGTGAACACCTTGGATTTAACACCATCAGCGAAAATCGCTTTATCAGTGATGTACTCTATTATGTTGGAATTCATAATTAGCCATTCAATGAAATTATGTGGTCGATTATATTTATCGTATGTGCAGGGCCAAAAGGTCGTCTCAGCACGAACCTGCCACATACATTGTAGTCTTTAGTTGGGTCACACTCCATAATTAAACGAGTGTTTACTAGAAGATTTTTTTTGCCGGTGCGCTTAAGAAATCCAACATCAACGTTTACACATCTAACTGGTTCAGCTAGCTGACCTGCAAGATGATAAGGTAGCGCTCTTAGACATTTGTTGGTTTTGTTAGGATTATGATGTGGAAGCAAAATATTGTCAGATTCGCTCAAGAACATCGTATCTTTTAACGTACCGTAATTTTGTTCTTCATGTAGTTTTATGATAGCTTTCTCGAAAGTTTCAATATGAAGAGAGTTGAGCGCAACACCCTGTGCGCACATAATGCTCAAAAATGAATCGTGTAAGCGAGAAAATATTGCATCAAGATCTTTCTTATAAGTGTCTTCAGAAACTCTAAATTCAATCCTGTCGCTTTCTGCCGGAATAAAAACTACCGCGTAGTTATGTTGCATGACTCCAACAGATATGGTGGCTTTAACCTTTTGGCCTTGATGCAATACAGGTATTTCTTGATTAACTGTTCTACTGGTTGGTATCGAGTAGTAAAGCGTCCATCCGAACTTTCCTTCTTCAAGACAGCTCAAAACCGGGAACCCAGCAGTTGTATGTGTATCTTGACTGCCAAGTTCAAAAGGAAAAGCTTTTGTATATTTACTTGATTGAAGGCAGTAAGCTTTCAAAGCGCTCCTAATATTAACAAAGTCTTGAGCATCATTGCTCGTATATACTTCGATAAAATGGTTATTACACGCATGAAGTGATTTACATACGAGGTTTAGGTTCTTCTCAGCATCAGAAACACTCAAGGTACTACCTTGCTCGAAAATTTGATCTAGGATACTAGATTTTGTGCCTTCCCAGCCATTAGTCGTCTTGAAGCCTTTAGATTCTAAGTAGATTCGTGCATATGCATTAGTTGCTAATGAAGCGATGTAGTTAAGTTGGTTTTCTATTTTTTGTTTTTGAATTTGTGCAACTTGCATCAAATACCTCCAATTTCATATGCGCTAAATCTATCACCACCTCTATATCATTTCTAGAGTTGATTCATTCGTCACACGCAAAATGTGCTGATTTAGATAAACCGCAATCTAAGCATTTGATAACTAGAGCTTATAAAGGCTAGTTTTTATGTATCTATAGCTATTTTGACTGGTTATATAAATTTTCTAACCTTGAGAGTAAATGTAATGCACGTTGTTGTAGAAACGTTCAGGCTATTTGGGAGTGTAGATGTGAGATCTAGGCTTGCCATTAAAAAGAACAACATAAAACTCGCCAAATTTCCTTATACCAATTACATAATGATTCTCTGGAATCTTTATCCAGTTCTTACCATCATCAAAGCTGTATTCAGTGAAACCAACCAACTTAACGCGTTGAAAAGAACCACATTCAAAGGCGTTAACCATACCTCGAAATTTATTGTACTTATGTTCACCATCGCGAAGTAAAGCAGGGACGTCGATGCGTTTCCCGTATATGTCTAAACCGTCAGAATCGAGTAGGTGGCCAACGTGACTCTTTACGTATCTAATCAGCATAAAATCACCGACACTGTATATATATACATATATTAGCAAAATAGTCCTATTCGATAAACTAAAACTCTCGATACTAATACAAAAGTCGATAAGAGAAGCCTGTGATCTATTCAGTAGGTTCTTTATGTGCAATTGATTTTATATATGTTTTTAATGAGAATTCCCGCAAACAAAAAAACACACCAATACACACCCAAGAGAGAACAACTAGAAGATGAAATATCAATGCTTAATACTTGCACTTGCTGCCGTTGCAAACCTTGCATATGGTCAGACATCAGCTTTTCACGACTACACACCAAGTAAGACTACGAGTCACAAAACTAGCAATAACCAAGTTCTAGTTTCACTTCCAAACAACTACGATGCTTCTGACATACTAAAAGTCGAGTAATGATTACAGCTATCTAAGCGTCCACTATTTGAACAAGACTACGGGACGAGAAGATGATGTGTGGTGTGCTAGATATACAGATTCCGGTCTAAAAAAAAATGGATGCTGCGTTCAAGCCTGTCACAAGACCATTATGTGAGGCAGGTATAGCTGCATTCGAAAAAGCAGCACATTAAGTACCTGAGTACAGAGAACTCCGATAGTTCTGTGGAATTTACCCCCGTAATACAGATTCGGGGGTTTGCTCCGCTTTTAGGTCCCTCCCGCAAAGCGGGCCCCTCCCAAAATGCTCGCAATACCGCGCACGTAATAAAAAAGGGCTCGTATAGAGCCCCATGATTAAGTTCGGTGTGGAAGTGCAAGGTTTGGTGTCCTACATGTTCCGCTTCCTCGGTCTACGCAGACTGCGCTAGCTTCGACGCTGTGGCGAGCGGTCTAGATATGGACAGGCATGTTTTGCTGCAATATGTCTGACGGCTTTTCTCTTTGGCCGCACGTGAAGATCCTTTCTGTTTCTTCCCAAGTCACTCGATACACGCAGTCGCTCAACACTTCGAACTGATACCCAATCTTTACCAATTCCAGATGATCGAAACTGAATAGCTTGTCACGGCCATCGTACACATCGATGTATATCTTGTAGAACGTCAGGTCACGGTCGAGTTCGGCAGCATACTTCAGCCGTTTGGCGTAGGCGATTTGCTTTGCGTATCCGGTGATATAGAAGTCGTAATCTTCCAAAGGCCCGAACCCTGATGCTTTCTTTTTCTTCCTCGCTTTGGTTTCTGCCGTATCTACCGTTGGCGTTCCGTCAGGCAGCTGCGCTTGTATTGGTTGTGGTGGTTTAACGGGGTCGGGCGGTTGCTCTGACTCTGGCCACCAAGCCCAGATATTGAAAACCAATCCAAGCGATAACAGCACCACCGTTCCGACGACAGGCCAACGCTTCCAGAACGGGCGAATGTCTTTTGCTTCGGCTTCCTGAACTTGCTTGTTGGATTGCGAATGACTCTTATAGAACGGGAAGTATTCCGACTTATAAAATCGGGTAGAGGTGTTCACCACTTCACCGGCACAACCATCTTGCACTTTCTTGGTGTAAGAACTGGTTGAGCCCATGGCCGTGTTCTTTGTGCATCGGTAGGTCACTTCAATCATGTCCTTAATGTCTCGATGCACTTTGCGGATGTTCTGCGTAAGCAAAATGATATCAACACCGTAGTGACGGTGTATTGAGTACCATTCTAGAATCGGCGCGGCCAAGCCTCGACTTGGCAAGCTCATGTGCGCCTCATCGACCACATAAAGTGGCCCTTGTCCTTTTTCATTACGCCATTCGTCGGAGTAGTCTTCAATCTGGCTGAACGGGCGCGAGGTTGAACCGAAATCCGTTAAACGTCCATCCACGATTTTGATGAGTTCTCGAACGTCTTCACCAAACACCTTAACGAACCAATCAATGTTTAAGGTGATATTGGTGATGACTTTGCGGCCATCTTTAATGGCCGGAATGATGTGATAGGCGACAGCCTCATACGTTTTACCGCCACCTGGTCTCCCTGCTATGGCGTATATCATGAACCTAACCTCGTAAACGGAATCAATTGCAGCATCAAACGCACCGTAATAGCGGCCAGAATGATGGACAGACATTGGGGCACGCCGACCGCCGCCATGACCCAAGCCACGGTAGGCGGAATACTGGTCATGTACTGGCTCATATCGACCGGAGCGAATAGGGAGAACACACCAGAGAGCAACAGATTCACCATTGCCATGATTTGCTCAACCGCCCAAAAGAACAGGTCTTTGAGCATGTTGACCAGCGAGATTAAAAGCTGATAGAGGAACACCAACAGCTTGTTAAATAAATCGACTAACCAATCCATATTAACCTCCAAAAATAATACGACGCGCCGCAAACACTGACGTCATGATGAGCACCGCACGAATAAAACCGAACACCCAGTCAAAGCTGATTTGCTCTTCAAAACTGAAGTCACCGAAGAACGGCACAGGGAGCACGAAAGAAGGGCGCTTGGCACTGGATAAGTCGAGGTCACCAAACGAGCTGACAAAGTTGTCGATGGTGTTGTGTTTGAGATTGTCTAACTGACCGGACACCAAACCACCTAAGCCATCGGGATAGGCCGACTCATAAAAACCTGTACAGGTTTGAGATTCGATGCACGTACCACCCGTACCTGCGCCAGACGTATCTGTGTTGGCAATGCCGTCTAAGATGTCGGAAATGCCGGAAACATCCTCCGCGATACCATCCATTGCCCCTGCGATTTTCTCTACATCATCACCCACACCATTAATGGCATTGGTGTTCTTGTTCACGGCCGTGGTGATGTCAGCATTCGCTTGTTGGATAAGGGCCTTAGTGTTTTCGTAAATCTTGTTGTCGTTGATTTGCTGCTTTTGAATGGCTTGCGTATTGGTGACCATCGACGCATTCAATGCAATGATTTGGTTTTGAACGTCAGCACTGGCTTGATTGATGTCGATGTTCATATCATTTAGCGCCTTGTTGACATCCGAGTTCAAGCCTTTAATCGCATTCAATACTGCCATGTCTGTTGAATCATCAGTATCAGGGTCTTCAACATCCGGCTTTTTCTCAGTATCCGGTGGATTCACCGTATTGGTTGAGCCATCAGGTAATACGCTAGGGTCTTCGATGTCGCCTGTTGGGTCGTCAGGGTCATGAATTGGGTCATCAGGAATGATAGGAGTATCAGGGCCATCTTTACCCCAGAAGAGTGTGCCACCTTCACACTGATTGCCCGTGAACTGGAAGTTACCGTGACATAATGTGTTTTGAGTCCATTGACCAGACTCGACATCCGTACAAAGCGTAGTATCACTGGGAACGCGGCCTAATTCGCAACGGGTTGCCCCAAAGTCGCCATAGCATGCCCCAGTGACTTGTTCACCGTAGACGTACGCAACCCATTGAAGCAGCTTGGTTTCATCAATGGATTTTTTGAACTGGCAAGCGTCCATACAGGTGCCATCAGGGTTTTCACCATACTCACATGCAGGAACGATGGGTTCACATGAGACGACGTACCCGTCTTCTACTTTTTCATGGTCGGGAGGACATTGAGCTGAATTTTGAAAGAATCCTGCTGCACGATAAAGAGGCCAAGAAGCACTGGTTGTGTGACACATAATATCTACAACGTATTTGCCATGCCTCAAATAACAGGACTTAGTCGAGAAATCCTTGTAGTTAACAAACTTGTTTTCATAACAAGAGACATAAGAGGCAGGGTTAACTCTCATACCCAATAGCAACTTACAATCGGGATAAGCTGAAACGTCTGAAACCTTATATGTTGGTTGAGCCGCGCTTGCATTAAGTGATAAGAACAAGCACGAAAACAGAAGTAAAAAGAGTGATTTATTCACGTTTTCACCATTAAAAAAGGGGACCGAAGCCCCCTTATCCTCTAAAGTTTTGGCTGGCCACGTATCCGGCAATGCCACCCAAAAGCACAAAGACGATGAGTTGGACATCGTGGAGAACGGCCAACATAAACTTAAGCCTTGTTCACAGCACGCTTAGCAAGAGTGATGGATTTGTAAGCCATAGTAATGCCGACAATCACCAGACCTGCCGCGCCGATTTTGGTTGCCACACCAGATAAGTCGATAGCGGAGAACGGGTCAGCTGCACCACCTTCCGCCGCCATAGCAGGGACAGAAAGCACCGCAACAGTGACGGTTGCCGCCGCTTGTTTACCGAACTTTTTAAGCGCGTTTAGACGTTTCATAACAGATTCCTCAAAGTAGTTTTATTAAACGTATTGCCATCTTGATGGCGTAAGTTGAGAGATAGCCGCCAACGAACACCAAGGTAAAACCCAAGCCGAACGCTTGAGATATCTCTCCTGGAGTCAGCTGTGTGTAGCTCATTAACGTGTCATATTCTTGAGCTGTCACCATGACATAACCACTGCATGAAGCCGCTTCAATGTCAGGAACGACAGCGAGAAAACCGTCCGCGTTAGGTAGAGCACACACAGGCAT